GTCCCGCCCGGCAGTCTTGCATCCCAGTGGGTGGTCTTTACCTCCGACACTTCTTGGGAACCCATATAGATGACGCCATGCAACGCATTAAGCAGCCATCAATGCTGGCATAGCCCTGCGGGCCGCAACCGCAAAGTTTGCGGCGAACGCGCCCGCGTTGGCAACACGCTCAGCGATATCCATAATACCATGACCGCGAGCAATCGCAGTCTTAATCATATCATCCCACTTCCACTCCGGCGTAATGCCGTGGTGGCGTTGGGCGGCAACAGCAGGGTTGCCGATGTCAAACCGGACGCGCCATTCGACAGACACCAGATAGTTCATTGTTACCTTTCCCTCGTTCACAAAGACTAACGGTGCCAAACCAGCTGGGTAGTACCCGCTGGAATCAGTCCACGAAATCTTGCCGTCTGACACGTCGGTAAGACAATTAAAATTGGACAACGCGGACATATTAAGGGGGTAGCTATCTCCCTGGACTCCGCGCAGGGCAAGCTTCCCAGCCGACATAAGCCGCGGCCTCATATAAGAAATCACCTCCGTAGCGAAATCATTCCAGGTCTCTGTACGCCCTGCAAGATTAAGCTGCGTGTGCGAAACTGTGCCACCAAAGATTCCAGCGGTGGACATGAGCGGGTTGGGGTTCATAACCTGGACTGACAACGCCGCAGGCACAACCGTAATACCACTACCGGTGGTAGCGATCCCCGGAAAGGGTACGGTGTACATGTTCGTATTCTCAAATCCTTCAATGGCCCCGCCCTCGGTGTGGGACCCGAGCGCACATGACGTTTGCCAGCAACCAACGTTGTCGACCATAGGAGCGAACAACATGACCTTATCGCTGGACGTAATCAAGGTGCTCGTGCGAACCACGCAATAGGGCCCCACCGACCGAGGGAGCGGAAGGTGCTCAGGGTGAAAGGCATCCCAGGCTCGCATTGAACTACGCGAAGGCCAGCTGCCAAAAGGCATCCCGGGCACGGACCCAGCTCCCTGGGCCAACACCATAGCGGCATTGTTGCGGGGGCCGCCACCCCCACCGCCCCTGCGCCGGTTTCGGCGCCTGCCCTGGCGGCGCTGTCGGGGAGGACGGCGGCGAGAGCCGCCGTTATTGCCTCCATTATTATTGCCGCCATTGGTAAGAGCTAGGGGACGGGTCATTATAATATGGCAGATTGCCTGCACTAAAGGTTGGATTAACCGCACTAAGCAATTATAATCTGGCAGATTGCCTGCACTAGGATGGCCGCAAGAGCCGCGCTAAAGTGAAACAAAATGCCTCGCAAACTTTGCTGCCAAGACGCCAGCCAAAGGACTTTATGGGCTAGCACAGGTCAAAATCCTCGGCCCACTCGGACTGGGGAGGAACAGGCCAGCCACGGCTATCGCAAACTGCACGAAGGCGGCCTAGCTGAGCCTCATCCTTGCGCTCGGCGAAAGCCACTCCTCCGATCTGCTCAGGAAGAGGGGTCTTGCCAGACAAAAGGAGGCGGTGAAGGGCCTTCGATTCGTTCTCGAAATGGGCCGACCATTGACCATCGGGCCCTCGGACCAACGAATGGGATGTGAAACCGACTGGTTGGCCCTTTCGCCAGTTCGCAGTGGTAACATCACCCTTCGTAATGGTGCCATGCTCCGTCAACACGGGGAGGCGAAGACGGTTGTCGCACAAAAGATCATCGCCAGCCGTGAGGGCCTTAAAACAGCCGGCGAGCTTCGCCCCCATACCACGAACAAAAGAATTCTGAGTGGTAGTATCCGGGAGGCCAGAAGCCGTGATTCCGTAGACGTCGACGGACCACAAAGAAGTGCCGGTACAAATCATGTGAGCCGACTGGACAAACTTGTCCAAAAGGATACACACAGAAGTACCGATATTGTGGTAAGCAGTAGCGGAAGGGTCCTGGGTCCGAATAGCGCGAACGAGCCCATCAAAGATTAGGCCGTCGCGACTAACGGACATATCCCAGCCCGAAGCATCACTGCTACACACAACTCCGTCGGGAAAAGCGGCCTCGATGGCCTCACCAAGGCGTTTGATGCCATCGTCGTGGTGGCCCATACCGCAAGTGTGCGGGACAGGATGACCACCCTGGTAGTCCCGATTCTGCTGAAGATTAAGCTCACGATTAAAATAAGCTTGGCAGATCGAATCGACCAGGGAGACGTTCCAGATGAGCCGCCACATCTCCCTACGAGCCTTATCGGCCGTATGGGGTTCGTCTTTGACGAAAACATCTGTGGGGTCTCTGAGACCCAACCACACCATCTCCTCGGGCGTCATCGAGGGGATGCGGTGCCACATGGTGCACCTAAGGAGAATACGGGCCACAGCAATCCTAGTGAGCTCACCACGATGGGGACTACTCACGTAGGACTTCTTCGTCAAATTCCGATAACGACGCGTCCATCCGGCACTCGAATCGTCAAAGGAACGATATAGCTGGTCAAAACCGTCTTTACCCGGGCAAAAGGTGGGTGGGCTGACAGCAGCATCACCAAGGTACTGAACCAAGAACGGTTCCATAGCACCAGTAGAAGGCCAAGCCCTAGACCCCAATTGCCGGGCGGCCTGATTCTCCATAGAGCGAATAATGGACGCCTCGTCATTAGGAGGACGACAATACTCTCCCTCAACACCCAAGCCACGAAGAAAGGCCTTAGTCTCGTCGTTGAGCCAAACCGGAGCCGTACGCTTCTTACCACCGCCAGACTGGGTGGTGCGATGGGTCTCGCGAAAGAAGGTGCGACCGGATTGGTCAGGAAGCTCACGACCTCCATCGCTCGTCTTCATGAGCTTCCGGGTATGCTCCAAATATTGACGGAAGTCAGAGAAAGGATCCATGACCTCGTCTTTGGTGCAATTCAGCAAGTCTTCGTATGACATGTCGATAGCCAAGAGGAATGGTTCATGGTTACCCTCGGCTATCTTCGTGAACATACTAACAACCAGCTCCGGAGTAGCCTTAACAGTGGGGCCCACGCGCAGGAGGGGCGCGGGTGGGGTGTCGTTAATACTGCGAGACCAGAAGCGCTCGGTAGACGCGCCCATAAGAAAACGAGCAAGGTGCGTCGAGCTCTCTACTGGCCCACCCTTCGAAGAAACATTAAGGGCGCTCTCGTTGTACGATCGCAGAGCACGGGCTCCCGGGCCATTGAAAGATGGCTTGGGAGGAGCGACAGGCGCCAAGGCGAGTTTAGTTTCACCGTAATACAAATCACGGAGTTCTTCAACCTCAGCCTCTTCGGCCTCGCGTTCGGCCTCTTCGTACGCGCGATCATCCTCTCGCTCGAACACCCAGTCCCAATAAGTCTCCTGCTTATCATAGTACATGGCGGACTCAAGCTTACTGGGCCCGAGAAAATCGGACACGGTCAAAGCGTCAGGGACAGCTCCGGTCCCCTTCAAAAGGAGATTAATGGAGGAAGCCGCGACGCCATGGTTGACCCCATTGCCCTTGAAGTCACCACAGACGTGCATGCCAACCACACTCTCGCCACCTCCGGCGTTGCGCATTATAATTGGCGAACCGGA